AGTAGGTATACCATTTCAAAAAACGTCGACTAGCTCGTACCCCTTTTGAGGTACGATCCTGTACTTAAAATTTATTATCTAGTTCCTAATAAGTCTACGAGAATAGTAGCACCATACCAGAAAGGAGTGATCAAGGGGCAACTATAAGAGAAGAAGGCAAAGCGATTCAAAAACGTCGACTAGCTCGTACTCATTTTGTTGTACGATTAATGCACTCTCATTGGTACACCTCTAACGATTAATGCACTCTCATTGGTACACCTCTAACGATTAATGCACTCTCATTGGTACACCTCTAACGATTAATGCACTCTCATTGGTACACCTCTAACGATTAATGCACTCTCATTGGTACACCTCTAACGATAAAAAAGAGAGAACAAGTAAATGTACTTGTTCTCTCACTATAGCTTACTAACTTGTTAGTGCAGGTTGATTGATTATAAACACTTTATTTTTTTCATATGCAAACGCCAATAATGGGTTTTTATTTACGTCTATATTATGACCGTTCCAATTTTGAATTGTCTTGTAAGTATTTTTTAAAAGTGTGTTAGGCTTAGAGCTGTATATAATAATTATTGACCCCGCAGGCATATAAATACTTTCAACATTTTCAGATAAATCATACGCAATTATTCTGTTCGGTATTCCACCGTTATTGCTGTTAAGTGTTCCTAGTTCTTTAGGTATAACAGTTTGATAACTGTTTACTTTTAAACCGTTTTCAGTCATAATGCAATCTAACGCATCAATATTGCCCTTAAGATAGTCACCATTAGGCATCATTATTGTTGAGCCATTTGATGATATTAATTTAAATCTTGTACCAGCATTTGCTTTTACATTTGAAAGCTCTAAATATACTGACTGGTCATAAGTATAAATAAAAAATAAACTAGGTCTTAATTCGTTAGCACTATTTGAAATAATATTGCTACTGTAGTCAGCTTGTATTATTAGTCCTTTTGTTGCATTATCTGAAAAGTTTTTATAAGCAGAGTATTGTACAAGATGACCTAAGTCGCTACAATCTAAAGTTCCACTATTTTCTTTTATTAAAAAAAGAGGGTTTGTGTCACTACTTTTAAAAGAGCATGAGTCTGCTAATTTTAAATACCCATAATTTTCAATACAATTATTACACTTCCAAACGTACCACGAGTTTACGACTAACTGTGCTTTATTTAAAATTGCTGTTCCACAATATTCAGTTCTTAGAGTATCTATCAAAACATTGTTCGCATTTACATTATCAATAGCTAAGGCATAGTCACATTTTGAAAAACCCATATTATCCATTTTTGTTGTATCCCATGCACCGCTAGTACCACTTCTAGTATACCAAATACCATATTCAAGAGTTTGAATTAAGCAATCCTCAAAATGAATATTAGTAACGTTAGTAATACCAGAAATAGTTGCCTTGTCGTTTATTTCGTAAATAATACCTTTAGCGTGATTACCACTAATAGTATTGTCATCACTGCTTTTCCCATTTACCCACACATTTTTAAAATAAATGTTAAAACCATTCACCACTTTAAATCCGTACATAGAAGAATGTACGCGATTAATTCTAATGTTATCAAAAGTAACATTATAAGCATTATAACATAATAAAAATGAGCCACTTAATTCAAGATTAATAAATCCATTTTTAACCGTTATATATGTGGTAGGGCTTTCAGCCTCTAGCTCTGAAATTTGAAACATTGGAAAGTCATTTAAACCAGTTAAATTACACCAATTTAAATCTATAATTCTGTTTGAAGGAATTTTAACTATACTACCGACATAAGTATTTTTGTTTTTTGGAAATTTAGTATTTCCTGTGTCGATAGCTTTTTGTATTGCTTCGCTGTCATCTGTAACACCGTCAAATTTTGCACCGAACCATAAGGGATTTACCCAAAAATCAGCTAATGATTCATTTAATATTTCAGCTAATTTACCATTATTAAGCCACTCATTTAAAATGTCATTTATAATGGCTTTTAAATTAGCGCTTAGATTTGATAGATCATTATTCGTTTTATTTTGTGCTGATATTATTTCATTTACTTTATCACATACTTTACAAAGAAATTCATAATAACTTAAGCTATCGTCATAGACTAAAGGGAGCACCTTTTGACACCAAAACATAATAGGATTTAAATCGTTCATATTTACCTCACTTTCTCTTTACCATAGAGTAAAAAATAAATCTTTAAGTTCATCAATAACCATCATATCAATATTTAAAAACGTTTCCCTAAACTTTAGTAACATTTCTGATTGATTACCCTCATACCCTAAGACTTTATCAACATAACTGTCGCTTCTATTGCCTGTACCTGTTTCAATGTCAGTACTGCTACCGTTTAGCGTACTGCTCGTGCCATCCGTACCCATATTATGTGTGGCGTTTGTTAAATAATCGTTACTATCAAGTCCGTTAATACCACCCTGTGGTGTATCACTGTAATAGCTCCACGTATCGGTACTTCCGTCAGTTCTTGAATTGCTACTGTTAGTACCGTTTCTGTTAGTGGTTTTGGTTTCGCTTCCACTGCCTTCATGTGTAACACTCCTGTCCACGCTAACTAACGGCTGGATTTTTAACAATTCACTCTGATAAAGTTGGTTATAATAAGGCATTATGTTTTTCATCTTATCACTAAGAAACAACTTCCATCTTCCTACAGTTTCGCAACATATCTCTCTTGTGTAGTAATGCCTTAAAATCTTCTTACAAAGATCTGCTCTGTATTGTTCATCAAAAATAGGGAAGTCGCTAAAAATTTTGTTCCAAGACTTATCGAGTACATCTTCAATGTCATTAAACCCTGTCGACTCTGATAAATTCGCACATGTTTCACAAATAAATCTAACTTGCGTTGTATATTTACTCATCGTCATCCACCTTCCTGTCGTCATTCTGATTGAATACATCACGGAAATGACAGCTTATCTGAGTACCGAACATTCTGTTAATCTGCTCACAAGCCTGTTGCCTTGCAAATTCTCTAGAATATCTGTTAGCCATTACACCGCCTTGAAGCCTTTGCACTTCGTCCTTAATCATTCGTTCTTTTTTCTGAATACTAATGTTTGTTACACCTAGATAAGTGAGTGCTTCATTCCATAGATTCACCTTTAACTCATATAGTTTATCAGCGACATAGGGCGCGCCTGTTGTGAACACACCGAAAGAGCTTCCATCGCCATCCATGAAATCATTACATGCAAAAATAACAGGTTGGTTGCCATCATACTGCATATAAGCGTTCTGTAGAGCTAATTGTTGTTGTTCACTTCCCTTAATTAAAATAGGCGTTCTTTGAGCTTTACAGTTTATGTCGATTGATGCATCAAGTTCGGCTAGTCTTTTAGCATAAATAGTCATCTTATCTTTACAACACCAATGAGTCATATTATCCCATATGATAACACTGTCACTTTTTCCACATACACGTTGATAGCCGTTAGAAGCGAAAGCCCTTCTATCAAGAGGGATATTGTAAACATCGAGCTGACCGCCAAGTATACTCCTCAGGCATAGATTTCCCATGACTTCATCGTTAAAATAGAGCATAGCTCTATCCTCGTACAGACCAACTTCAATAAATCTTGCATCTACAGTGCTTGGAAGACCGAGCCACTCAAACGAGCTAATAGCTATTTCTGTAAATAAGTCTAAATATTGGTCAAAGGTGTAAAGCTGATAACACACGCTGTCACCAAAAGAAGATCGCACTTTATTTCGTCTTGCCTTTCTCGCTTTACTCAATTTTATCCTCCTTCCTACTAAACTGAATTATCAAGAGAGTAATTTCCTACCTCACTAGGATGTTTCCAAAACGTTATTCCATTGTTAAAATAACTTTCAATCAAGGCTATATCGTCACTAGGCGCACCGCCTACGATTGTACAATCAACAGTTTTTGTATAATTCCAGTGAGGTCTGCTTGATACATTAGGTATTTTTGTTGTGTGGCAAGCATAACCAAAAACATCAAAATACTTGTCTATAGCTTTGGCATAATCAGCAGTAATAGATTTACGCTGAGCCATAAAGCACACTTGACCTTTACCAAAAAGTGCATTGTTAGTTGCGTAATTGCCTTTAACATCATTAGCAGATATACTTGCTGTGTAGGCGCTAGTTAATATATTTTGTACACTACCTAATGCAGAGTTACTTGACTGTCCTGTTACCATTCCGACAGCTGTCTGAATAGCAGATGGAATAGCGTTAATTGTAATTGGTACAGTATTTTGCGCAACCCACGCATTAAATGCGTCCACATTCCAAGAACATAAAGGGAAACTGTCAAGTGTGATTGTTTCTGTCATATCCATTCTGTCTGTGCCTGTGGTTTCTGTAGCTTTATACCTGTCAAGCCTTAATACTTCCTGTACAGGCATTGTCATATTGCCGACTATGTTATAATATGGTGTAAGATTCTCTGAAAATTCATATCTTTGGATTAATGTCTGTCCGCAGTTATTTCTTACTTCATTGAAGTTGTAGGGGTATGTATAAAGCTTATTGTTTCGAGGCTTGTAGCCATTTATTGTATCATTATTACTAATTGGTGTGCCAGTTACATTAATAGGGTTAGTATTTCCAGTGAATGTAATATTAACACCTTCGTCCGTTACCTCAACAGGTAGTATGTCAGTTGGACAAGTGTACAGAGCCAAAATGTTATTAGGTGATTCCAAGTACTGATTTAAAAAAGAGGTAAGATTTTTACTTCCTGTCTCAGTGTTTGAAAAGGCTTTTATTTGATACCCACTATATACGCCATCGTACATATATCCTCCAGCGGTAGCAAGTAGTACCATGGTACATGTGCTCAACGAACCTAACCCAATTACTTGTATATCACCGTTGTATACGTACTCGCCACATTCGACATTTTCGGGTAATATATGCTCACCGATATTATCGCTCAAACTGTGTTCACGTTCAACAAAGCATTCTTTTCTTTCAATATCAAACCAGTACGTTTGTATAACATCAATTTGAAAGCTTATTTCCGCCGTAACATTGTTAATATACTCAATTCCTGTTACAAATGCATAAAACCAACGAGTACTGAAAGCCGAGTTTTGAAACATCATGTAATTGCAGTCATATAACGCATCTGCTGTAGCCTGTAAACGACATTTACCTTTATTAACTCTGTTGTAAGTTACTTTATTAAAATGCTTTTTGGCTTTACTAATAAAATAATCTGCTTGTGTTTTCTTATCTGAAAAATAAATTGTGTGTTTCTGCTGAGTGGAAAGTGGTACTCCACTCAGCATGTACACCTCACTATCTGGTACTATGTACATATTTCATCATCCTTTATTTAATACGACTGTCTCACCTACAGCACTAGCGCCAGTGATGGGTGTAGTAGTACCTGTGTAGGTTGTTCCATCTAAATCAGCTACAAGAATAATTTCTGTTTCAGATTTTGTTGACGGAATTACAATAGCACCATATTTCTGCACGGCAATACCCGCTGTTGTAAGATCTTCGGTCTGAACAAAATTAACTGAATTAGGTGCAAGTGTAGGTGTGTCACCCTGTACATTAAGTGTAAAGATAGTACCAACCTCAGTTATATCTTTTCCTGTGATTTCAACAGTAATTGTGTCAGGCTTGGCAATTGTAGCATCTTTGTCAACAAAAACGATTGCATTAGCGAATGGTGAGTAAGAAATAGTTTTCCAAACGTGCAACCAATAATTCCAATACAAACCACTACCTACACGTGTTTCGTCAAATTCGAATAAGTTGTCATAAACTTGGAACCACTCTTCATCAAGCAAAACACCCCTAACATTTTTCATAAGTGCAAGCTCTTCTGTCGTTACTTCTTCGAGACCTGTAGACTCTTCTCTTATCGTTTCAAATCTTTCATTGTCAAACGAACTGAAATCGTCAATAAGGTGAAGTTTACCGATGAAATCTGCTTTATTCATATTAAAAGCACTGGCAAGAACTTCAACGTCAAATTTAGCATTGAAATCAGCATCCATAAAAATACACTGTTTATCAATCGGTGTGTTGTTCTGTACATGAGTCTCATTAAATCGCCCTGTCATGTCAATAGGAAGTAAATTTGATTTCCCTCTAAAAGCTACAGCCACACTATTCATGTTAGTAGAATCAATAGGCTGTGGATATACTTTACCATGAGAAATTGCTTTGATAAGCAGATACTTAAAAAGTAAGTATTCGTCATATTCAGCCGACTGATAAACCTGGTCAATAATTGATGTAATAAGATTAGTTACACCGTCAGCAGATGTAAAAGCACGTTTTAAAGCCTGTTTCTCAATAGTTATTGGATACATTACACGCCAGTTAGTCATGTGAAAGACTGACTGAACATTAGGAAGAGTACGCTTAAACTCTCTACTAGCACCCTTCTCGGCATCATATTTTACAGCCTTGATAATTCCGACAAAAATATCCTCTACAGTCTCACCAAATTCGAGATAGCCCTTCTTGAGGTGCTTATAAGGATTGTTAAAGGTTGCGCTCTGCATACGCACCAACGCTATTCTATTAACTAAAGCGTTAATAAATTCGTTGGAATGTGTCGGATTTCCAAAAAGGATTTCTCCAACCTTTGGTATGTCCTGTTCCTTCTCTATTTTTGGCACATCTTTTTGATACGCATATGACGCGTTATTTCTAATAACATTAAGAATGTCAATTGAGCGCGCGTCAAGTTTTGTTTTAGCAATTCTTCTAGCCATTAATCTTCCTCCTCTTCAAATAAATCCTCAAAAGAGTTATACTCTTTCTCTTCCTCTTCATGTTCTGTCGGTGTGTCTGGTTCATCTTCCTTTTTTTCAAGAAAACGTGAAATATATTTGTCTCTCCACATTTTGTCATTTTCCTCGTATTTCTGTTTCCACTCGTCAGCATCGGACGAGTCGATTGAGTCGGATATATCCTCAATAATCTCAATTGTTTCGTCATCCGTTCGATCACCGACATATTTTTTTATTTTTTCGATTAATTCATCTTTTGATAATCTAGCCATTATCATTCTCCTTCCTTAAAAACGTCTGCGAATCATCATATAAATAGGTAAGTGCCTTTTTGTTAATGGTGTAGGTTTGGGCGGTAAAGGTGTACCGCTAAGATACTCGTACCAATTCTTTCCATTTTGTATTCTTTCATCAAGTGCTAGAACACCAGCGCGCTCACGTTCAAAGCAGTAAGCTTTAACTGCTTCTTCAACATCCGTTAGTTGAGAAAATTCTAAACCACTATAAGGATAACTTTTAGTTGGTTTCCACTGGTCGCCATATCCTTCAAGTACTTCGGCATTAATAAGCTGACACTGCAAATTGCCGTCTTTCCAATCCTTACCTTGAGCATTTGCGTAGTCAGTGAGGTTTGAGGATGGCGTCCACTGAATAAGACCCCAACCACTAGATACACTTACTGTCTCTTTTAGGGCAGGGTTTAAGGTACTTTCTCTCTGAACATTTCCGAGCATACCGCATATACTTTCAAGTGTGTATTTTCCAGTAAAATAAGCGTTAAACTCTACAGCGTTATTTTCCATCTGCGCTTGTGTCAGATACTTCCTAGTACCTTCAATAACTACCCATGACATTAAATTACCTCACTAAGAAGAGCTTTCCATGTATTGTTGCCACACTCACCATCCTGTACAAGATTGTGGTCTTTCTGAAAATTAATACATGCAGATACACAGCCTTTACCGTAGAGGGTATCAATTGAACCTGTATAATACCCTAACTTTGACATTAGTATCTCGAATACAGTAACATCGTTATTTTTATTACCTTTTTTCAATAAAGACATAGTTGTTAATTTCTCCTTTTTAAAATCAACAATTCTTTTAACAAGCACTAAGTCGTTTCGGTGAGAAATATTAGTAATTGAAACACCCTTACCCTTGTTTGTTTTTGTGTTTTTACTATTTCCTCTCGATTCAATCATTTGTGTACTGTTAATAGCAATTGCTATGTGAGTAATTCTCTTGACTGATTTACCAAAATAAAGTAAGTCAGCACTTTGAATATTTGTTACTGATCTGCCTAATGCTGAGTAGCCCTGTGCTGTAGTTCTTGGTACTTTCATGCCACACTTATTAAGTACAGAATACACAAAACCACTGCAATCATATCCGCCCTCTGCTTCGGACTCTCCACCCCATACATAGGGCTTTCCGAGATACGTTCTCGCCACTGTTACAATATCACTACTTGTCACCTACATTCACCTCGCTGTCAAGCTTATCACAAAGTTTTTGAAGCACGACTGTATTATTGTTGAGTGCTTCTGCAAACTTGTCTGTCTCTTCCTGATGTGCGTCATTAATTTTGTTAATGTAATAACACATAATTAAACACATCCCTATGGGGAAACCAAGCGTGGAAATTAATGTTGCTAAGTCATTAATCATAATGATGACCTCCTTCCTTTTTTCTTATTATAACATATTATCCACAACTTATCAACATTAATTTGACAAATTGTGGATAATTTGTTATAATAAACTAAAGGAAGTGGATAAATGAAAGAAATAAAATACTATGATGGCACTAAGCTATTAAGCATGAAAGATATTAACGGAAATGTACCCGAAATTTATATATCAACATCAAATAGAAGTGCAGGAAAAACAACATATTTTCACAGGTATCTAATTAATCGTTTTTTAAAGTATAATGAGAAATTTTGTCTACTGTACAGATTTCAAGACGAGTTAAAGGACTCTGCCGACAAATTCTTTAAGGATATACAAAATCTTTTTTTCCCAGCCTACACAATGAAATCTGTAGAAATTGGTAATAGTAAAATGTACGAGTTATGTTTATGCAGTGCATACGATGAAGAGGATAAGGGAAAATTCTGTGGCTATGCTGTCGCACTAAATTGTGCGGATAAAGTAAAAAAATATTCTCATTATCTGAGTGATGTATCAAGAATACTTCTTGATGAATTCCAGTCCGAAACTAACCATTATTGTGCTAATGAAGTTAGTAAATTTATAAGTATTCATACTTCAATAGCAAGAGGTAATAATAGCCAAGTTAGATATGTTCCTGTAATAATGATTTCAAACCCTGTGACGCTATTAAACCCTTATTACACAGCGTTAGATATTACTGACAGACTGACATCTGACGTGAAGTTTTTACGTGGCGATGGTTTTGTTCTAGAACAAGGATATAATGAAAGTGCCGCTAAGTTACAAGAAAGTTCACTATTCAATAGAGCTTTTAACAAATCTAATTATGTAGCCTATGCGTCACAGAATGTCTACCTCAATGATAATAATGCCTTCATTGTAAAAATGAGGGGGCAAAGTAGATACTTATGTACTCTTAAATATAAGAGTGAAGAATATGCCGTTAAAATCTTTGAAGAAGAAAGCATAGTATATTGTGACAAGAAGGTTGACCCCGACTTTAAGCAAAGAATTTCAGTCACTACAGATGACCATAATATTAATTTTGTTATGCTTAAAAATAATGGGTGGTTAATTGACTATATGAGGTACTTCTTTGATAGAGGGTGTTTTAGATTTTATTCTCTTGACTGTAAAGAATGTATACTTAAGGCTCTGGCATATTATTAATGGTATCTGCGTTAGTTATTTTTGTAACATTGGTGTGGAAGGCTCTTTGAAATATAAGACACGCCTTTGTAGTTGGGTGTTTGCCTACCCATGCATTAAGAATTAACGTTATAGATATATTAAAGAGACAGAATTTATTCTGTCTCTTTTGTTATGTTTCACGTTGCTATGCATTTTATCTCATTTTATATGTTGTCTCTTGTAATACAATTCCTCCCCTGATTCTCACTGGGCGGAGTTTTCCATATACTTCCAACCCCTGTTTAAAATCAGCAAGCGTTCTCTTTGTTTTCAAAAATTCCTGCTGAATTGCGGGGTATTTCTCTAGTTCATCATCCGTCACCCCCTCCATTGATTTAATAAATAAATTCTTACACCTATCGGGCATACCTGCACATTTTACATTATAGTATGGCTCATTAATTGGTTCTTCATCCTCATGCGTAACATGCTCAATATATGTTTTCTGGCGAACAAAAATAGCTTCATCCCAAAAGCTCTCGAGCTTCCAACAACAAAAATTAGAAGGGTGTATTTTTATTCCTTTAATATTTTTCTTTGTAGTGCAACAATGTATGCTATCCGTGTCAGCGTATACAAAATATTTGTAGTTTTGCTGTGCGGCTCGAATAGTAAAATTTCTGGCATAACTTGTTATAGCTGAACCTATTGGAATATACATAACTTTCTTTTCGTGTTCTTCAAATGTCGTAAAACCTAGTGATCCATCGTCCTTCTCTCTTGCCACTTTAAAAGAGGATATATCCGAACTGCTAAGTTTTCCGTATAAGTTATTTAAAAAGAGTTTTGCTAGTGTTCGCCTTGCCCCTGTACTATTTTGCTTGATTTCCTTATACTTATTAATATACTCGTCAAAAATTCCTGTTATAGTTCTAAAATAACATCCATCCAATAACTCAAAATCCACAAGATTGTAATGCTCTTGTAACAGTTCAAAATCGGTTTGAGTAAGTACCATTTCAACAATAGCTTTTTTAATATTTCCGTCAAAATCTTTGTACCATGTGCATACATTTCCTGTATCTTTATCAACTATATCAGATGTTTCAAGCATTTCAGTAGCCTTATACAAAAAGCTGCCTTTAATCTGTATAAATGGTAATTTATTTTCTTTCAAGTAAAAACGTGTGCGAATACGAACAAAATAATAATATTGGTCTGTAAGACATTTTGGTGGGATTTTACCTTTGAAAAAAACTGGGTGACCATATGGGTAATAATTTCCACTTTCTGAATGCATCATAGATGGGTACAAGCTATTAACATCTGCCGTGATACCCTCTCTGTAAATTCTGTTTTCACATCCTTTCTTTAGATAACACCAACCTCCCCGATATGAGTGTCTTATATACTCGTCAGCGTTTGAGTATTTATATTCAAGTGGGTTTAATTTAAATTGTGTTAAATCGGGGAAAAATGCTTGATAGTCTTGTTTGTCAACTGTAGCTTTAAATTCAGAGAGACAACATGAGCCGATAGTAAGTTTTAAGTGCCCATCTGCCTGCATGATTTCCAACGCTTCTTTAACTACAAGCACATCATTAGCAATATAACGTTTTTCGTCATCTGTAATTGGGCAACCTGCATATCTAAGCCCCTTATACTCCATATTTAATTTACGGTGCTTTGTTTGAAAACTTTTCCCAATTTGTTCAACTGAAAATGGCATGAGCTTCAAACTATCTCTAATCTCAATCATTGCATATGGTGTCTTGATAAGTATACTGTACCACTGCCCCATATCTGAAATCGAATATACAAAGGATTTTGGCGTTAAATCTTTTTCTTTTAAAAAGTGTACATCACTATCATTATTAGGGTTTACGTAAAGTTTTTGTTCGTATTTCAAATCTGTTAGCAAGAACGATAGCCAAAACGAACCGTCAAACTTTAAGTTATGATAATATATACATATATTCTGCCTTAAGTTATAAAGATAATTATAAGTCTCTCTAATAGAATGATGGATTTTAACATCCTCCGTGCCTAGCTCGACAACTGCTGAAGCCCACACCTCTGTGAATGTCTGTCCTTCATATACAGTGGTTTCAAAATCACCCACCATATATTTAATTTGCTTTTTCATATTTCTTCCCACGTTTCATCGCTGGCTAATGCTTTATCAATTTCTTCCTGTTCTGCTTCGCTTGGTATATTGCCACTTATTAACGTATATAAATGCTGTACGGCTGTCCTTGATTCAGCACTATTTGGATGATATTTAATTATAACTTCACAAGTTGATAAAAAATCCTCGCTTGCCTGTGCTATGGAATACATAACAGTGTCTGCGCCATACTTTTCAAGTTCTGAGTTTAAAAGATTGTTTAACAAGTCTGCTGACTGAGATTGTTGTACACCTACATTCACTATCATTGATTGCACTTTATCCCATACTAATTTTGAAGCATGAAACATCTGTTGCCATTCCTTGTTAGTCTTAATTCGTTTATAGTCCGCTTGGTCTTTTTTTCTTCTCCTAGTTTCCCATGCTTTACTGGTAGCTTCTTCTCTTATTTCTCTTTTTCTCTGCTCAACTGTTATTGGTTGCCCTGTTACTGCACTGATCGCATAAGCCTTCTTATAAAGCTGTGCAGGTCTAATCTTTGACAGCCTTCTTATTGATCCACTCGTGATAGTTTTTGGCTTTGGGGGTATAAGGTTAGGCTCAAACACATAACCTCTTTTTTCTGCGTTTCTAATAAATCGTTTAATTCGGTTTCGCTCTTTATTATATTCCTTTAAGAGCTGTGACTTCTTAGTTGTCCTACCCATACACTTTAAACCTCCTATGATTATAAGTAAAAGGGGGGTAAAAACCCCCCTCCTTATTAATAAATACTCTAAATAATTAAAGTACCATTAACTGGTAAAATTTTCTACCGCTATTGGATGTATTCTCACATACCTCTATGAGGGCATGTCCATCTTCTGATATGATATCCTCAAGCATACCTAACGTTTCATTAACAGTCTTAGAAATGCTTGTAAATACTACTCCGTCTTTCTCAACAAGCACTGTTACTGTTACGGGATTACCGTCCTTGTCAGTATCAGCATATTCGCCGACATTGACAACATCAATCTGTAACCCCTTCTCAATTTTCTGTGATGATGCCTTTGCGTTAAATAATTCTTTCTTTGATAACAAGATATTAACCTCCTATTTTACTGTGCTGTGTCTGCTTTGTCTTCTTTGTCTGTTGTTACGTTCTCTGCTTCTTCAATATACTTGTCGAGTGACATTGTATATGTCTTTGTGACTGCTTTCTTGTCTGTGATAGCTGAAATTTTAAAGGTATCTGTTTCATACATCTTACGAATGTAATTAAACAGTTTCGCTTCATCCTTTGGTGCTTCACTCTCATAGACTGGGTATGTCTTGGTCATGGGCTCGCATAAATCTGTGTCCATGCCTAATACTGTGATGTTTAGTGTGCTGATTCTTCTTGTTACGCTTGGTTTCCTCATTTAATATCCTCCTTGTTTTTTGTAACTTGTTGTAACTTGTTGTAACATGCACCAATGGTGCAAGGACTAGTGGGTGGGATTGCACCACCCCTCAGCTTGGTTACTGCTAGTTCAGATTTATTAATATATATGGTGCATTCATATGCCTTCCATATACCACATTTATATCATGCACTAATTCACTCATTAACTCGTGTGGTATGTTCTCCGATGAACCCTCGTATACAATACTATGTATAGCATTATCATAAACCTTAACGATCTCGTTATTTAGAACTAAATATAGATTATAAAGTACCATATTGATATCCTCCTTTCTTCTCTTGTCATTTGTTGAGTTGTAACTTCCTTACATGTATTATTTTACACTATATACCACGAGATGGCAAGTACTTTTTTCAAAAAACTAATAAATTTCTATGTAAAGAATACCTTCTTT